TCGTCCCATTCCTCGATGTGACCACTCTCTGTCATTTTAACTTTATTAAATGGATACTGAGCAGCATACTCACTTTGTGGTTCTTCAAGTTTTAACGTTCTTCCTTCTCCGTCTGGGACTTCTGCTTCATCAATATTGTTTTTCTTCGCAGCGACAATCGTTCCCTCTTCGACTCCTCTGGCAAGACGATTGGTGTCTGGCTCACCGACAAACTCTTCAAGCGGATACACGCCGCTTGGGTCATTGAATCCCTGCTCTGGGTTTGCAGTTGTTTGTGGAATACCGGCGAGTGTTCCAAAATACACTGGGCTTTGGAACCTTTCACCATCACGAAAGAACCCAACAACCCATGTCCCCTCGACGGGTCCGATGGGTGTCGTTCCGATACCGCTCATCGCAGCAGATGTGATCGGCTGAACCGGAGTTGCCCAAGGTAAGTCATCTGTTGGCAAACTTGATTTGTCGGATGTGTGGTATCCAAGGCAACGAATCTTCACTCGTCCCAACTCCAAAGGATCGTTGCGGTTTTCCACCACGCCTTGAAACCAAACCATGTTAGGATGCGGTGTCATTGATCGTAGTCTCCGTAGGTATTGGTGTATTTTTGTAGTTTCTCACTAAGTTCATTGAGGTTTTCATTGTTGTTGAACCATCTTTTGGAAAAATTAAACGGTGTTGTAAACCTTTGATTAGAAACACACCGCTGAGGTTTGAATCGGTTTCCTCTTGAGAGACAATCGGATCGACATCATTTTTTGTTAAGAAAAGATTGACTGTTTTCCCTGCTTCAAGATCAGAGTCGCCCTGCACATTAATTTTTACTTGGGTGTCATCGTAAAGAGTGAAGTTTGAGCGAGTAAACTTACTTGTGCCAAACCTAAAATCACTCTCCGGAACGTCGGTGTGACGTTGGGTGGTTCTTTCAAGCATCGTGTATCTTGATGGGATGAAACTTTCAGACTCCTTGATTGAAATAATCGGATTGATAAACTCTTCATCTGATAATGATATGTCTGAGTCAGATGAGTAAGTAAATTTTGTCGCACCCCATGTTTTTGTTGTAATATCATAAAAATGTTGAACATTTGAAAAGCCACCATTTTCGATTTGACTTAGCCTATCAAAGTTTCGAGGAACTGTGACGGTTCGAGGGATGTGTGTTGAAAACTCAAGATTGTCTGAGTCCTCTGCTTTACGTTGCACCTCAGAGTTGATATAATATTTTCTTGGATCAGGTGATTGTTTCATTAGCGAGTGTAGACTTCTAAACTTCAAGCCACTCGCAGTCTCAAAGAAGCAATATCCCGCTGCCTGAATTTTGTTATCTTGGAATACAGAGATCGAATCTGTTGCCATTTGTGAAATCATCTGATCTGGGTGCATGAAAGGAAAAACAACAACGGCGTTGCCATTTGTTTCTTCGACCTGCACATTAGCAGAGAAAGTATCTCTACAAATTTGTGTCACAATATCAGAGTATTTTCCTTTAAATGATTTACTAAATCTAATCAAGTTGTTTTCATAACCCATCTCAGAAATAAGTCTAAGTTCAAGTAAATCTGTTCTCGATTCGGTGCTTTTGCTTCTTGATAGTTGACCGCAGATTCTCATACGAACAATTTTCCGGTTTCCGTTCAGTGGCGTTCTGTAAGAAATCGTAATGATTTCCCTACCATTTATAGGAAGTTTCTGTGTCAAGTTGTTGCCGTCAGCCAAAACAAGTTGACCTGTCATAAATGGTGTAAAGATATCCTCAAACAAACCGATAGAACTGACTGATCCTAAGATTGATGTTTTTCCACCAACAGTTGTTTCAAGAACAACATCATCGACGATCACATCGTCTTCACGAACCATGTAATTACGATCATCTGGTTGTGACATCAGCCCTCCCTAATCGCTCTCTTGAATTCACTTACGAGTGATTGAATTGAATCAGCCTTCGGAATTCTAATTTGCTTTTTGGCATCGTTCAAATCATATTCGTAATCTTCGTTTGTCTTAACGTAAGTATCAACGTCGTTAAAAATATAACGATACAAGATGGTATCGACGTATGTAACTGAAGTCCCATTTAGTGGCTGTTGCACTCCGCTCGCGTCGGGTGCAGTGGCGAGCGGATTCAGTATTTGATTGTTGAACTCAAAATGATGGGGAGCAAAACGTGACTGAACAACCTTCCCAACTTTGGCACGGAAGGTATCTAAGATTGTGCTTCTTCTTGCAATTTTATCTCCAAACTCAAAGTATTTTCCGCTTTGATTGAACAACTCAAGTTTTGACAAAGAGTAATCAATTTTTTTAATTTGTGCAGAAGTCGTGTCAATGTTAAATTTTTCCACTGTCATGGATCCATTGTAAATTGGTTCATCTCTAGTAGTGGTAATTAAATCACCTTCATTTAATGACTCCGATGTAGATGAAAATGGAACATAAACATTGTCAACGCTTCCTAAAAATAAAGCCTGTCCGGAATACTTTTTCTCAACAAACTTGTCAAATGAAACTCGTGAAAGAGGAAAAGAGTAGAATGGGTCAAATGCAGTATTATAAAGAATAACTATGAAATGTAATTCAGGATCACCATAAAATCTTTGAGCGATCAACTCTGGCGTATCACCGTCTTGAACTCTATATTGAAAAAAGTTTGACTCATTGAAGTATGACTCATCAGTAAAAATCACACGACGAATGATGTCCTTTACAGAGGATAGCGACCCGTCCTCTTTCAAATAATTGATGTTTGGAAAATTATTGAAATACACTATTAAAATCCTTCGAGAATAAATTGTCTGTTGGGCAAGAATGCTTGCTTGAAGTTTAATGTCAACTTAATTTCTGTGGGGATGCCGTCGTAGAAAAACGCCGATCTTTCGTTTGGAGCGAACTCAGTGTTCGCACTTTCAAGAAATGCTCTACCAATCTTTGGAAGATTTTTATTTTCAACAAATTCAGTCGCTCGACTAAACGTCCCGTCAGCGGTTCTTTCAGAATTCAAAGTCATAAAAGAAATACCAAATTCGTGTGGTGCGAGAAGCATATTACCACCGAGAGAGAGTTCTGGCATCATGTGGAATCTGAAAGCCTCAATGATGTTCATCATAATCAGTGCTTCTTCTTGTGACCGTGGAGCAAAGGTAAATGCAAACTGGAAAGCCCGTCGCGTTGTTCCCTTGAACAAAGATTCGTTCCTTGGATTCTGTGCGATACCCAGTCTTGCTCTCAAGAAGTTTGCTGCATCATCACCCCCGATCCCCGGTGCGGCTCCCGCCATTCCGGAAATCGTATTAACTGCACCAAGACCAATTCTCTCACCCAATGCACCGGCGTTTCCTGCAATTAATTCGTTGATGTCATTGAATCCCCCTGCGGTGGTTTCCTCATACTCCACGCTATCATTGACCGTAAGATTTCCGGGCATATAAAGTCGAATGGTTTCTTCAAGTTTTTCACTTGCTTTTGATAGTCGAATATCACTGGCTACGGTTTTCTGCCTTTTTCTAAGTTGATCTGGTGTAAACTGTCGTGACTGTCCACCAGTGGCAAAGTCATTGTATCCCAAGAAACCGTCATTTCCAAAAAATGTTTGATCAGCCTTGACAGCGTTTACATTAAATTTGTCACCACCGTCTTGAAGATTTGTTGCCACTTGGTTGCTGCCAGTTAAGACTTGACCGAAGGCATAGTTTGACTGGCGGATTGCTCTACCGGCATCAAGACCACCTGTTCTTTGATTGTTCTCATCAAAGAATCCAATGCCCACATCAAATAACAATGGGTTTTCAGCACTTACGCTGGTGTCGATATCCGCTCTTTGGGATTGTCTTTTAAACACGTTGAATTGGATATATGTTCCCTGTGCTGAAGCCGCAGTATTCTCATTTACAATATCAAGAATATTTTTAGGATATGATAAATCTGGACCACGGTATGCAAATCTAGAATCATTTCTGGTTTTCGCACGATCAGAGTATAACTCATTTTGTCCCACCCCATAACGAGAGGGATTTGATGCCTCTAACGGAGGTTGACCACTCACCGTCGTGTTTTGAGGATCTTGCTCTGGATTCGGATTTGTTGTGCTTGGCTGTGTCATATACTCTCCTAAATATTATGTATGGCGTATAGAGGCAAGTTCCAACCAAAGAATCCAAGTAAATATATGGGCGATCCAACAAAGATTGTTTACCGATCTCTGTGGGAGAGAAAGTGTATGATTAAGTTTGACGAAAACTCAAATGTATTGCGATGGGCTTCTGAGGAAATGGCAATACCATATGTGTCCCCTGTCGATAAGAAACGACACAGATACTATCCAGATTTTATCGTTGAAGTCAAAAATAAAAGTGGTGAGATCGAGACAATAATGATCGAGGTGAAACCGCTCAAACAAACAAAAGTTCCCCAAAAACCAAAAAGAATGACACAAAGGTTTATTAATGAAGCAAACCGTTACCTTGTAAATCAAGCAAAATGGGATGCTGCGAATTACCTATGTGACAAAAATGGATGGAAGTTTAAGATTTTGACGGAGAAAGAGATTTATGGAAAGTGAAACAGCGTTTAGTCTAATCTCAAATAGGGTGAATGAAATTATTAAAGGCTCTAACGAGATAATCAACGAAAACAACACCAAAGCAGTTAATCCACGATCAATTCAAAAAGGCATCGTAAGTCATGGCAGATTATTCCTTTTGCGATACGTCACGCCAATCGGATTGACGGAACTCCCCTACTATCACATTTTTCCACCAGTGTTAACACTCGCTGTAAGGGGACGATATATCAATGGTGTAAATTTATTTTATTTACCAAAAAGGGTAAGAAGAATTGCGTATGATCGTTTAACTTTGAGAATGACTAACGAGGGTTCAACTTTCCCAAGGTCACTGGTTAGATATGACATTATGAAAAGAATGAGAGTCACCAGAGCGGCACTCGCCCCTGCCATAAAAAATTATAATTTTAAAAGAATGGGTCCAGTAGCGGTCGAGTTTCATAAAGATTTATGGGAGGAGATTTTGTTTGGAGAGACATCTGAACTGTTCGAGAAGAACTTTAGAAAGGCAACTCCACAGGTGGTTCACTTAGACTCAATTCAAAGAATCATAAAAGTCCTACAATCAGGTTAAACTCATATAGATAAATTGTATGAATATCAATGATTTTGTTTCAAATATCAGCAGACATGGACTTCAGCAGGGTCATCGTTACGCTGTTCGGATCTATCCATCATTGAATGGGTCAAGAATCTGGACATCGTGTTTTAGACCAGACTTTTCGACATACTCTGATTTTTATGAAACTCTAGATCAACGGGTCACTAAAGTTTCGATCCCAGAAGTCAATTTTTCAACAAATACAAACAAGTCTAGAGGAATTGATTACGAAACACCTTATCAAAGAAATTATAATCAAAACTTTACCATGTCTCTTTTATCTGACAAGAATCAAAAACTTAAAAGATTTTTTGAGCGGTGGATGAACGCGATACACAATCCAAAACTTGGTCGGTTTGAATACGCAGACACATACGCATGGAAAGTTCAAGTTGATTTATTGAATGAGATAAATGACACCCAAAAACCAAATGAAGTTTACGAATTTATTGGTGCGTTCCCAAAGAGTGTAGGCGGATTCGAGTTTGATGGCTCACAGTCAAATAATCTTACTTCTTTTGATGTGACATTTTCATACTATTACATGTCGCCAATCAGAGAAACCAGCATGGAAGGTGATGTTAGTCTGCTTGACATGCAAGATAATAAAGGCGTGAGTTCAAGACTGCCAGTAACATAATGAGAAAGGATTGATATGGCATTACCAAAATTAAATACACCGGAGTTTACCACAACCATCCCCTCTGGAAAGAGCGTTCGTTTTAGACCTTTCTTGGTCAAAGAAGAAAAAATGATGTTGATGGCAAAAGAGTCTATTTCTGGTGAGGAAGTTTTTGATTTAGTTGATCGTGTAGTTCGCTCATGTGTCGTAGATGATACGAACGTAGATGACCTGTCGTTCTTCGATGTAGAGCATTTGTTTATTCTTATGAGAGTTAGATCGGTTGGTGAAACTGTTGACGTAACACGAAAATGCTCATCTTGCGGCAAGAGTTTTCCAGTTTCAATTGACATTAGTAAAATCGGTTTGTCTGGAGAGATTCCAGAGTCAAATGATATCATGTTGTCCGAAACCGTGGGTGTGACTGTAAAAAACTTAGACGGTAAAACCCTAGCACGACTTGAGGGTGACGGTAAAAGAAATGTCGTTGAACTCGCCAAGTCAGTTATCAAGAGTGTATACACTGAGAGTCAAGTTTACACTTTTTCA